AACACGATCCCGTCCGAACAAGGTGTAGGCGAGAAAGTCGTCAAACGGCTGAAAGAGAACTATCGTACCGCGCAGAGCGACGGCTTTAAGGTTCCGCTAGTCCTTGATGACGGTTGGACTTATGCACAAATGGCGCTCGCCAGTACCGACGCTCAATTTCTCGAAAATCGTGTTTTCCAGATTGACGACATTGCGCGGATTTTTGGCATCCCGCCGCATATGTTGTTTGAGTTATCCCGCGCCACTTGGTCCAATGCCGAACAGATGAGCGCAACGTTCATGCAGCTTTGCTTGCGGCCTTGGCTGGATCGCTGGCAGGATGCTTATGCAACGGTTCTCCTGACCGAAGACGAACAAGACGAATATTCGTTTGAATTCGTCATTGACGATCTTCAACGCGCCGACACCAAAACCCGCGCCGAAGTCTTTTCAACGCTTGTTTCCAGCCGCGTCATGACGCCGAACGAAGTTCGCGCCGCCATGAACATGCCGCCCATGGAAGGTGGCGACGAGCTTGTTAATCCATTTACGACCAGCACCGCCGCGCCAGCCATTCCGGCACCGGCAACCGATATTTCTAAGGACATTTCCAATGATTAAAGCATTTATCGGAGACGCCGAAAGGACGCTCCACCTCACGCCGGATATGGCCGTTGCACTTGAGAAGGCTATAGGAAAGCCGTTTCCGCAGATTTATGAATCTCTGCCGTGTAACAATTTCAGCCTGTCCGACCTTTGCGCCATTATTCATCATGGCTTGATCGGTGCTGGCATGGGACACCGCGAGGCGTTTGACCTAGTGGACGATTATGTTCGCCCACGTCCGGTTATGCAGAACCTACCGTTAGCGTTCGATCTTCTAGAACAGATTTGGAGCGGTGAAACCGTTTCCGATGATGTTGCAGACGCTTCCGAACCGGAGGCTGCATAATGGAAAAGCTGGAAATTAAAGCCGATGTTTCCATTGATGATGCTGGAACTGTAACCGGGATCGCTTGGCCGTTTGGGAAGCCTGACAGCATTGGCGACCTGATAGAGCCGACCGCGTTCAAATTCGCGCCAGAAATTCCGATGCTGGTTGAACATGATGGCGGTCAGGTTGTCGGCGTCTGGAAATCTTATGCCGTCACCGACAAGGGGCTTGAAGTTAAAGGCCGCTTGTTTGTCGAAGGCTCAGCACCAGCACGCCTTGCACGCCAGCACCTCAAGGCCCGCAGCATGTCCGGCCTTTCCATTGGTTACATGAACAACGGTTTCAAGGCTCGGCCCGAAGGCGGTCGCGTCCTGACTGATATTACAGTCGCAGAAATCAGCCTTTGCCGCCGTCCGATCCATCCGAACGCGGGAATTATCGAAGTTAAAAGCGCCGTCGATGGAGCGGCACCAGATATTTTCAATAAGGAATTTTCAAATATGGATAACGAACAGATCGAGACGCCGGAAGTCGAAACCAAGTCGGAAAACCCGATTGACCAGAAGTCCTTTGACGCGATGAAAGCGCGTCTGGACAAGCTGGAAGCCAAGGCTAACCGTCCGCAGCCCTCGAATAACAATCATCCTCGCGCCATGAACGACAATGGCGACCTTGAGCGCAAGGCGTTTACTGATTACGTCCGCACTGGCCGCATTGAAGAAAAGGCGCTTGCTTACGGCGAACCCTCGACAGGTGGCGTTCTTGCCCCCGGTGAAACCGCCAAGACCATTCTGGAAAAGCTAGCAGAATATTCGCCGCTTCGCTCGCTTGCATCTTCAATGAGCATGAGCGTTCCGGTTCTCGAATTGCCGCTTCTGGTTGATGAAGTTGAACCGGGTGAAGTTGGTGAAACCGATGACCGGCCAGAGAGTGAAACCTCATATAATAAGATTGATCTTCGCACCTTTGAAACGGCGGTGACGGTTCCGGTTACGCGTATTCTTCTGGAAGATGCGCAGATCGATCTTGAGAGCTTTCTTTCCGGCCATATTGCGCGCCGCTTTGGTCAGCGGGAAGCCCGTCACTTTATCATTGGTGACGGCAAGAAACAGGCGGAAGGCGTTCTTGTCTCGCCGGACGTTCTGGAATTGGAAGCCGACGCTATTGACGGCGATGTTCTCACGGACCTGTTTTACCATATCAAGACCGGCTATTCGCAGCGCGGCGCTTGGCTTATGAACCGCGCCACCATGGCGACCGTCCGCAAACTGAAAGCTACTGACGGTTCGTATATCTGGCAGCCTTCTATTGCCGCAGGCGTTCCGCCGACGCTTCTAGGCCGTCCAGTTTACGAAGCTGTGGACATGCCGAACGCCGAAGCAGGCAAATCTCCGATTGTCTTTGGCGACTTCCAGTCCGGTTACATGATCGCAGATCGCGCCGGTTTCTCGACCATTCGCGATGAACTGACGGGAGCCGATCAGGGCATTATCAAGCTTCGCGCACGTCGCCGCGTTGGTGGTCGAGTTATTCAGGGCGAGGCAATTACCAAGCTCAAGATCGCGATCTAATCATGAGTAAGCGGCTCGCATACGAGGAAATCACGCTGATATGCAATGACAACAGCCATATCAGCTTGCGTCCGACCTTGCGCGCCGCTTGCGCATTGGAACGCCTGCATGATGGCTTCAAACCTTTGCTTAAACACATCGAACAGTTTCACCTTTCCACTGTTCGTGAAATCATCATGCAGGCGGCTTCCACTCGGCAGGAAGCAATCGCCTTTCTTTCCATCCTCGAAAAGCAGCCCTTGCGCATGGTGCGGGAAATTACCGTCGCGCCTTTGACTGGATTATGTCTGAGTCTCATTCCTCGATACGAGGAACCAGCACAGGACAATAAACCAGCCAAGCCAGCTAAACCCGCAAAGCCTGTCACCATGCAGGACGTTTATGCGGAACTGTTTGCGGCTGGAACCGGCTTACTCGGCTGGACACCGGCAGAGACATGGAACGCCACACCGACAGAGATCGCGACAGCCGCCAGAGGCCGCAATCGTTATCTCGCGGATATTCTCAAGGCCATATTCGGCGCACCGGAAGACGATAAGCCGAAGATCGATCCCTACACCGACGAACAGCTTGCCCAGATCGAGAAGGACGGCACAGACCCGAACTTTGATCACGCAGCCCTCGCAGACCTGAAAGCATCGCTATGACCGGCATTCCTCGCATATGCAGTTGCGGCAATGTTGTTCCACATGGCGAGCTATGCGCCTGCCAGCGCAAACAGCAACAGGAACGCAAGGCCAAACATGACCGCCGCCGACCGACCGCAGCACAGCGCGGCTATAACCACGTTTGGCGGAAAGCCCGCAAAGAATTCCTAGCCATGCATCCTTATTGCGCCATGTGCAGCAAGCCTGCTTCCGTAGTGGATCACAAGACGCCGCACCGTGGAAACCAGCAACTCTTTTGGTGGCGCGGAAACTGGCAACCCCTTTGCCAGCCCTGCCACGACCGCCACAAACAGCGACAGGAGAATTCCAAATGATTACCTATATCGATCCTCGCACAGACGAACAGCGCAAGCATCCTACACAGATGGAACGCGCCTTTGATGCGCTCAAGCAGTCGCAGACAGCTAATCGCGAGTTGCACGACATAATCAGACGCAACCTTCCTTCATTGGTCAATCACAATGACCGCCACGATTGAGGAAGAATACCGATATGACGACAGCCTGATTTGTGCAGAAGCGTCTCAAACGTTGTGGCGCATGGTCTTACGTCAATCAATTGATGATGCCCTCGGCAGAAGCATCGTACCTTACAAAGACCCGTGTTCCGTTCAAACCTTCATGTCGCAATCGCGCAGCTACATTCTTTCTCCAAACCGTGACTTTGCCGAAGTCTGTAGTCTAGCTGGTCTAGACCCTGATGCGGTCAGAGATCGCCTAAGACCAGTATTCGAAGCGAACCCAATAGAAACGTTGGTTAGTCAGAAGGGGAAACGCAGAAGGAATTCAAAGTTACCAATGCACCGGGGGGTGGTCTCTAATTTAAAGGGATCGGAGGGGACCGGCGCGGGGAGCACTTTACAAGATACCGTCTAAATAACTTTTTCAGATTTTATATTTTCAAGGATTTTCAGTCATGGCAGTTGTGCCGCTTACATTGGCGAAAGCCCATATGAACATTGTCGGTTCCGACGATGACGAGCTAATCAATCACTATATTGACGCCGCCGAAGAATTTATTGCGGACTTCACCGGCAAGCCAATTCCAGCCCCGGCACCGGCTTCACTCAAGCAAGCAATCCTTATGGTTGTCGCGCATTGGAACGAGAACCGCGAAGCCGCGACCGTTGGAATTTCCGCCGCTACCCTTCCATTCGGCGTTATGTCGATTCTGCGCAATCATCGTGATTATTCGTTCGGACAAGGTGAATAATCATGGCGAACGACAACGGTATGAAAGCCTTTAACGCCGCTATTGAACGGCTCAAGCGTGACGTTCCAGCAAAGGTAGTGAAGGCGCTTGTTACGTCCGGCAATGAGCTTGCCGCGACACAGCGCAAATTTGCGGAAACCTCGCGAGATACTGGCGCTCTAGTCGACAGTATCACCGTGACGCTTCCGGGACAGACCACGCCGCCATATTCGCAACCGGGTGGCTCACGCGTTGCAGGACCGACCGAAGTTATTGTCACGGCAGGCAATAGCGACGTTCGCTATGCGCACCTTGTCGAATACGGCACCAGCAAAGCCGACGCGCAGCCATTCTTCTGGCCTGCATTGCGTTTGTCGCGGAAGCGCCTACAGGGGCGCATAGACCGCGCTGGCAAAAAGGCAATTCGTGAAAGCTGGACCGGCAGAGTGGCAGGGGGCGACGATGCTTGAACCTACCCTCGCACTGCAAACAGCCGTCCGCGCCGCGCTTGTTAATTCGCCAGACTTGACCGGCATTGTTCCAGCAAAGAGCATCCGCAGCGGTTCCACACGACCGGATAAGTTGCCAAGCGTGATCCTGTCCGGCGTTGCAACGCAAAATCTCGGCTATGCCGCTGGCAGTCAATACGTGGCCCGTTGCCTTCTGGACTTGCACGTTTGGGCGGTTGATGACGGCATAGACACGGCTTGGCAGATCGGCTTTGCCGTTTGCAATGCCTTGCGTGATGCACCGCAGCCGGACGGCTTCGCAATCGATGAATGGGAGAAGCCTTCCGTTCGCTGGATGCGCGATCCCGATCCAGAAAAGAGCCTTTGCCACGGCGTTGTCAGCCTTTCCGCAATCGTTCGTTGGAAGGTGTGACATGCGCGCAGGCAAACTTGATCGCTCGATTACCATTGAACGCGAGACCGAAACCGTGACCCCTTCCGGCTCTGTTCGGAAGGAATGGCAGGGTATTGCAACGATGCGCGCCGAAATCGCGCAGCAGTCGGCAACCGAATTCCTGACTGGCTATGGTGAGGCAGAGAATGGCACCATTATTTTCCGTGTCAGATATTACCCTGGCATCACGACCGCAGACCGCGTTTCGTATGATGGCGCGACCTATAACCTGAAAGAAATCAAGGAAATCGGCAGACGGCGCGGCCTTGAGCTTCGCGGAGTGGCGGTGTCATGACGCACCTACGCGGAATTAAGCCGCCGATCAAAGCAGATGCAGGCGCATTGACCAAAGCGCCGCCAGCACCCGCATATTTGTCAAAAGAGGCAAAGGCGGAATGGAAACGCGTCATGCCGCAGCTTATTGAGCGCCGCATTATCACGCGTGGCGACCTTGCGGGGATCGAAAACTATTGCGTTGCCATTGGTCGCGTTCGCGAGATTGAGACGGCGTTTAGTGTCCAACCGTTGGACAAGGTTTTGTTCGGAATGCAGAACCGCGCCATGCAGACGGCTCGCCAGCTTGCCGCCGAATATGGCCTGACACCAACTAGCCGCGCTCGCGTCGGTGGCGACATGCCGGACGATGACGACGACGATAACCCGTTGGCGGTGCGATAATGTCTAGCAGCGCATTTCCAGCGTGGATTTATGACGGATCGCCTATTGAAGACCCGTTCGGCTATGGCGAGCGTGCAGTCAAATTCATCCGTTGTTTGCGTCACCCGGCAGCGAACAACAACACGCCGACAGCGGCGAACGATAACAAGCATCCGAAAGCATTTCAGCTTTTTGACCCGTTCGAACGTATCACGCGTAGGATTTACGGCCCTCGCCACCCGGACAAGCGCAGGATCGTAAAAACGGTTTTCCTTATGCTTGGTCGCGGCAACCGCAAGACCAGCCACGCCGCTGCATGGTCCCTGTTGCATCTTCTTGGCCCCGAAGCCGTTCCGGCTGGACAGGTGATATTCGCAGCATGTGACCGCGAACAAGCAGGCATCGGCTTCAACGAAGCTGCAAACATCGTCCGAATGGATAAACGACTGGTCGCGGCAACTAAAATCAATGAAGCGACCAACGGTGCAAAGAAGATCACGAACCGCAGAAACGGCGCGACCCTGAAAGCCATTTCCAGCGACGGCAAGACGGCCCACGGCCTGACACCGACCTTTGTTTTGATTGACGAAATACACGCTTGGAAAGGCCGCGACCTATGGGAAGCGATCGACAGCGGTATGGTGAAGGCCGACGACCCGCTTATGATTATTTGCACCACGGCAGGCCGTGGACAAGAAGGCGTTGGTTTTGAGCTTTACGATTATGCGTACAAGGTCGCGACAGGTGAAGTTATAGACCCGTCATTCCTGCCGATCTTATTTCAAGCTGACCCCGCCGATGACTGGCAAGACGAACAGACATGGCTAAAGGCTAATCCCGGCCTGCCTTTCGGCTTCCCGAACATTGACGGTTTGCGGAAAGCAGCGCGCACCGCAGAAAACAGCCCACCAGCCCGATATCAGTTTCAGCAATT